TGCGCCAACGGCACGGTGGACCTGCGCACCGGAGAGATGAAGGCGCACGACCCAGAGGACTTCATCACCAAGCTGTCGCCGGTCGAGTACGACCCGGCAGCGCGCAGCGACGCGTGGGAGACCGTCATCGCCCGCGTCACGCTTGAGGAGGGCATGACAACGCGGCCGCTGGCGCGGTTTCTGCAGCGCTGGTTCGGCTACTGCGCCACCGGCAGCACCCGCGAGCAGTCGTTTGTCGTGCACTACGGCAACGGCAGCAACGGCAAGAGCACGATCCTCGACACCGTGGCCGATGTGCTAGGCGACTACGCCGCCACCGCAGCACCAGGCCTGCTGATCGACGACAAGAAGAGCAACCGCCACCCGACCGAGATCGCCGACCTGTTCGGCCGACGCATGGTGACCGCGCACGAGACGGGCGAGGGCGGCCAGTTGAAGGAGGACATGGTCAAGCAGCTGACCGGGGGCGACAAGATCAAGGCCCGGTTCATGCGCGCCGACTTCTTCGAGTTCGACCCGACGCACAAGCTCCAGGTGCTGACCAACCACAAGCCGGCCATCAAGGGGCAGGACAACGGCATCTGGCGCCGGGTGCTGCTGATGCCGTACCTGGCTCGGTTTGCCGTGGCCGAGGAGGTCACCGCCGGGCGGGCTCACTACATCCGGGACACCAGCATCATGGACAAGCTGCGCAAGGAGCAGGCCGGTGTGCTGGCGTGGCTGGTGCGCGGCGCCAAGGCCTGGGTTGCCGAGGGGCTCCAGCCGCCCGATGCGGTGCTGGCGGCGTCCAAGGACTACCAGACAGAGCAGGACCGCATCGGGCAATTCGTGGCTGAGTGCTGCGAGATGGCTCCGGAATCACGCGAGGCACTGGCCGGCGGCTTCGGCGATGGGGTCTACGGGGCCTACCGCTCGTGGTGCGGTGAGAACGGTGTGTTCTCCATGAGTAAGCAAAGATTTGCAGACGAACTGAAACGTGCAATTCCTGGCGGACAGATCACCGAGGGGCGAGAGCCGCAAACGCGCAGAAAAGTGCGTTGGGTGAGCGGCATTCGGTTGTTGGGGGGCTGATGTGTCCCCTTGTCCCCTCAAAAACACCTGTTTTCTTATTATCGCTCTAAGAGAGGTCTCTCTAGAGAGTTAATACGGAAAACGGTCTTTTTGAGGGGACAAGGGGACACGCCGTGGAGACGCAAAAAACTGCAAGGAGAGTGTTGATGGCGAAAACGCAATGGGTAGCGGTCAACGATCGCAACCTGCGCATCGGCGAATCGCACCCCCGGGCGGTGCTGACCGACCACGACGTGGACCTGATGCTCGAACTGCGCAGCGAGGGGTTCAGCTACCGGTGGCTGGGCGCCAAGTTCGAGATCAGTGCCAAGCATGCTTGGCGCATCTGCGCCGGCCGAGTGCGGAGCCAGATCGCTACCGGATACCGGCGTGTCCTTGCCGGCGGTTGAACTCGGTACAGTGGCGCCATGTCCCGACCCACCATTTTCACGCCCGAACTGGGGGCAACGATTTGCGAGAGGCTTGCCGAGTACGGCAGTTTGCGGCGCGTGTGCCGTGACGATGTGACGATGCCGACGGACAACCGCGTGCGGCAGTGGGTAGCCGAGGATGAGGAGTTTGGCAAGGCATACGCGCGCGCAAAGGAGGCCGGCATCCATGCGTTGGTCGAGGAGGGTATCGCGATCGTCGACGAGCCGCCGCCGGTGACAAACCTCGGGGGCACCGACAGCGGGCATGTGGCGTGGGCCAAGTCGCGGGCTGAGTACCGTCGCTGGCTGGCCGAACGCATGATGCCGAGGGTGTACGGCGTCAAGGCGGGGCTGGAACTCACCGGCGCCGACGGCGGCCCAGTGCGGCAGTCGATCATCATCGCGACCGGCGTGCCGCGCGCCGAGCAGGCGCTCGACGACCTGGTGTGAGCGTCCGCACCGTCGACCTCGGCTACAAGCCCCGCGCCTGGCAGCGCGAGTGCCACCTACGCCGGCTGCGGTTCACGGTGCTGGCGCTTCACCGGCGGGCCGGCAAGACCGAACTGGCGCTGCGTGAACTGCTCGACAACGCGCTGCGCAACACTCTCGACCTGCCGCTGTACTTCTACGTCGCGCCGCTGCTCAAGCAGGCCAAAGCGATTGCCTGGGCTAGGCTCAAGCAGATCGTGGCGCCGCTCGAGCTCGTCGGCCTGGCCGAGGTCAACGAGGGCGAACTGTGGGTGCGCCTGACCAGCAACGGCGCAGTGATCCGGTGCTACGGCGCCGACAACCCTGATGCGATGCGCGGCGTGCGCCTGGACGGCGTCGTGATCGACGAGGTGGCACAGATCCGCCCCGAGGTGTGGGACGACGTCATCCAGCCGGCGCTGTCCGACCGCCTGGGCTGGGCGCTGTTCATCGGCACGCCGAACGGCGTCAACCTGTTCAGCGAGCTCTACTTCGGCGCATCGAGTAAGGATGACTGGCACGCCGCGGTCTACACGGTCTACGACACCGACGCGCTCGACCCGGCCGAGGTGGCGCGCCTGCGATCGGCGATGAGCGAGGCCTCGTTCGCTCGCGAGTACCTGTGCGACTTCACGGCATCCGGCACCAGCCAACTGATCAGCCTGGTGGACGTGGAGAACGCGAGCACGCGCCACCTGAACGAGATCGACTACGCGTGGGCCGCGCGCATCATCGGCGTCGACCCAGCGCGGTTCGGCGACGATCGCTCGGTGATCCAGCAGCGCCAGGGCCGATACGCCCACAAGCCGATCGTGCTGCACAAGGTCGACAACATGTCGCTGGCCGCACGCGTCTCGCAGGTCATAAAGGACTGGTCGCCAGACGCGGTGTTCATCGACGAGGGCAACGGCGGCGGCGTCATCGACCGGCTGCGCCAGCTGGACCACAACGTGATCGGCGTGCACTTCGGTGGCGCGGCCGGCTCACCGCGATACCTGAACAAGCGCACCGAGATGTGGTTCACGATGCGCGACTGGGTCGTGAGTGGCGGCGTGATCCCGAACGACACCGAGATGAAGCGCGACCTGGCCGCGCCAACCTACGAGTTCACGTCGGCCACCGACATCTACAAGCTCGAGCCGAAGGACGACATCAAGAAGCGCCTCGGCAAGTCGCCGGACATGGGCGACGCGCTCGCGCTGACCTTCGCCTTCCCGGTGCACCGCGACGCGCAGGCCGACGCATTCCGCCTGGTCGGCCTCGTGCCGCGCGAGTTCGATCACCAGGCCGTCCTCGACTACGATCCCCACAGCCGCATGTAGCGTGTCCTTACCCTCGCCATCGGCCGCTACAGTTGCCCCGCGGATAGGTTGATCCCCGAAAAGCTGGTGCTCGCCAGTCTGCCGCACCCTTCAGCGAGCAGTGGGATGAGCACCATGAAAACATGCACCGCATGCGGCGACACCAAGCCGCGCGACGCCTTCTACTCACGCAGCGGGAAGTGCAAGCCCTGCGCTAACGCGGCCAGCCGCCAATACCGGGTAGACAACATCGAGTCGGTGCGCGCGTACGACAGACAGCGGCGTTGCGGAACAGACGCGGAACGCGAACGCAAGGCGAAGTACGTTGGTCGCTACAACGAGCGCATTGCTGCGTGGCGGCGCGAGAACAGAGATAAATGCCTCGCCGTCGGATCTGCATATGAGGCGCGCAGGAGAGCGCGTGAGTTAAAGGCCACCCCAGCGTGGGCGGATCATCAAAAGATCGCTGTGGTCTACGCCAACGCGGTGTACCTGCGCAGCATTGGCATCGATGTTCAAGTCGATCATGTGCTTCCGCTGCAGGGGCGTCTTGTGTGCGGGTTGCACGTAGAGAACAACTTGCAACTCATCCTTGCAAGCGAAAACCGGAAGAAGTCGGCCAGCCTTCTCCCCGAACACACCGCCCACGACATCGCGATGCGCTGACCCTGCGTGTCCTTGCCTGCCGGGTCGCCGACCACAATCCCGGCCCATGTGCTCTGTCGGCTCTTCGAAAGACATCGCCGCCGGCGCCAGCATGAATCGCGCGATCGGTGGCGCTCAAGGCATTGGTTCGCCTGCAGCGCCCGGCTCGACGATGCTAGGGGCGAAGCGTGTGCTGGGCCGCCCCAACACGGTATTGGGCGGGCAGGGCGGCACTGGCGGCGCTGGCGGGGCGCAGACCCGGCGCCCGTCCTGGAAGTCCGCCGACATCGATTAGGGAGAACTAGACCATGTGTTTGAGCAAGCCGTCGATTCCCGCGCCGCCCCCGCCACCACAGGAGCAGAAGACGCCGGACTCGATGAATACGCGCCGCAAGCAGACCCGTGCGCCTGGCGGAGCCACGCTGCTCACCGGGCCGCAAGGCATCGCCGCGAGCGCGCTCAACACCGGCGGCTCGACGCTGCTCGGCGGCTGACCGTGTGCACCGGCTTCTCGTCGGCGAAGTTCAATCCCATGAGCCGCATGCTCGGTGACAAGTACAAGAACATCGACCCGCTGCAGGCGGGCCTGGAACGCACCGAGAAGAAACTGTGGGCCAAGCCCGTTCAAACGCCGACGCCGACACTGCTGACCGCGCCAACCACACCTGTCGCGCCGGCGCAGAGCGGCATGACGCTGCTCAGTGGCGGCGGGTACTGACATGATCGACGGCACACGCAAGCGCACCCGCGCGCTGACACGCAAGAATGCGCTTTGGACAGAGCGGTCAAGTTGGGACTCTACCTGGCAGGACATCGCCCGCTACCAGATGCCGCGCGCCGGCCGGTTCTTCGACAGTGACGTCAACAAGGGCAACAAGCGAGGGCAGAACATCTACGACAACACGCCGGTCTTCGCGCTGCGCACGCTGGCCGCTGGCATGATGTCCGGCGTCACCAGCCCGGCCCGCCCGTGGTTCCAGCTGGCGATCGCAGACCGCGACCTGATGGAGTTCGCCCCGGTCAAGGAGTGGTTGCACAAGGTTGCGCAGATCATGCGCCAGGTCTTCAACGCGTCGAACACCTACAACTCGCTGCACCAGTGCTACGAGGAACTCGGCGCCTTCGGCACCTGGGCCGACTTC